GTCCGTGGGCCTTTCTGGCAGCGGCACTGGATGTTTGTGCAGGATGCTGGATGCTTCCGTCATAACTACACCTGATGTGTAAAAGCCCCCGGGTCTGTAAAAGGGCCCGGGGGTCCGCGTCAGAAACTACGGGTAATATGAGACCCCTCTACTCGAAAGGAAACCCTCATGCTGCCCGTTGCCAAGATTATCATCTCCGGACTCACCTCCATCGGAGCTGGTATGATTGCCAGTAAGCTCACCAAGCCTCTGGTTTCGAACGCAAATGGAATCGCTAAGATTCTGCTTTGGTTCGGATCCGTGGGCACTGGTGTTGCTGCTAGTGCAATCGTTGCCCGCGAAGTCGAGAAGCAGTTCGACGAGACCGTCAAGGCCGTCAAGGAAGCTCGAGACCACGTCGAGATCGAAGACTGATCTCGCTTATACCTCATTAACTTGGGGTATAGGCTTTTCTGAAAGGAGCACACATGCCAGGAAAGATTATCGCCCACGATACCCATCTTCGGATTGATACCGAGTTCATCGAGCTCAAGGACTGCTTTGAGGCATTCCGACGAGGAGTGGAGTATCGGGAGAAGAATGACGTTGACGATATTCTCGTCATCTGTAACGCCCCCGACATCATTGAGTACCAGCTCAAGAACGGGGACAGCTTTATCGTCACCTATGATCCCATTCACCGGATCATCGTGATGCGGGTGTTCCTCCACGACGAGGACATCACCATCAAGCCTATCTATATTTACAACAACCGTGAGTACCAGATCGCCTGTGAGTTCCTCAGGCAGATCATGCACGACAAGATCGACCTTAAGGACGAGTGGATCGCATGAGCAAGAAGAACCCTAGTGTCATTGACTACTTCGACCTCAATGGCGACTTGAACGAGGAGGCTTACGAGTTCGAAGACGTCAAGCTGGAAGAGTATATCGACAAGCGAAGCAACGTCAAGCCCTCCTGGGTTGGTAAGTACAGCCACCAGATGCACTTCGATCTTCCGGATGACACGGAGGTAAGTTTCTACAAGGGGCTGAACATCGTCTACGCGGATATCAACTTCGCAGGTGGAATCCGCACTATTCTGTTCAAGTGCCGCCAGAAGAAGAATCTCACCCGATTCATTTCCCGAGTGCTTGATATCGCACAGGGAGACCCGTCAAACGTCCACCCCGATTTCCGAGCCTGATATCTAAGGAGTACACAATGGCACGACTGAGCAACCTCACCATCGAGAACGCCCGCATCTTCTTCAAGGACTTCTCCGCTGAGGGTCCTTACGCTGGTGGTACGAAGCGTACCTTCTGCGTTGAGATCCCCGAGGATATGGTTGAGGCCCTTGAGGCTGACAACTGGAATCTTAAGACCCGGGAGTCTCGGAATGACCCGGATGCTGTCACCCACTATCTCAAGGTGGAGGTGTCCTACAGGGCCCGTCCGCCGAAGATCGTCTGCATTCCGAACCTGACTCGACGGAAGGTGTTCATCAACGAGCAGACCGTCAACTCTCTGGACTACGTCGAGATCTTGAACGTGGACCTCACGATCAACCCCTATGTCTGGGAGGTCAACGGCAACTCTGGAGTGAAGGCATACCTCGGTACGATGTACGTCACCATTGCCGAGGACCCGCTGGACGCTAAGTACGACGACGTGGAGGAGGCCGCCTGATGCGACGCTACGGATTCTTCAACTTCCTGTTCGACGTGTTCATGACTGGTATGACTGGAGGGTTCTGGCTCATCTGGATCTTCATTCGGGAGATGCGGCGCGGCTGATTTTATACCCCCGGGGTCTGTAAAAGGGCCCCGGGGTCTCCCACTCATAGAAAGGACACACGTGACTAGCCGACTTATCGTCAGTGCTGATGATATTCTGAAGGCGGTCAAGGAATCGGAGGAGTTCGAGAAGAAGGCCCTCTCTGAAGCTCGTAAGCGAGATCGAGCTGAGGGTAAGGAACCTCGAGAGACTCTGTATCCAAACCCGGATCTTAAGCCTGGTCGAGAGATCGTGCTCGACTACATCAAGAACCCAGAGCGTCGACGTACGCCACGGTGTTCTGTTCATCTTGAGAAGCGTACAGCGAACAACAGCTATCGCTTTATCGTAGACGTCTCTCAGGTAAGGAATCGAGAGCTTGCGGATGAGATTGAGAAGGATCTCTTCGCATTCATGGACTACCTTCTCGACGAGTACGACATCCCACGACGCATTAAAAGGAGCACCAAATGATCACTCTTATCAAGGTTGACGAGGGTCCCGTCGACATCTACGAGCTTCGCATGCAGTACCTCGCCAAGCTCAAGCAGACGGATGGGGTTATGCTTCCCACGTTCATCTACCGAAACAAGGACCTCTTCGTCACCGAGTTCAAGCCCACTTGCGATGATCAGTGGATCATGTATATGACCAATGCCGAGGGGCTCATCACCAAGATGCGAATCAAGAATGGCGACCTGATGAGCAACGGGTCGGTTCTGTTCCTTGCTGAGGAGCGGAAGACCTACAGCCCCAAGGAGTACTACGACTACTGGGCTGCTCGTGAGGGTAAGCCTGCTCCGTTCTTCTACGAGGCCAAGCAGTATCACGTCAAGTCGTTTATGCGGGTTCCCGGATCGACCGACCTGTGGATCACTGCTGAGCTAGAGCATGGACACTGGTATACCTTCCGCATGTCAGACGACCAGAAGTCTAAGTTCACTCGCCACACCATGACGAACGAGAAGGGGCACCAGTCTTACGACTGGGTCCTCGAGAATGTTGAGTGGGCCGCCGACACGATCCGTTATTTCTGAGGAGGACATGATGGAGCTCACTGACGGCGGATGGTACAAGACCCCCCGTATTATCAAGGGTAAGGACTTCCTCGCGCATATTCATGACACATACGCATCTGGAAATGCTATGTATGTGGAGTTCAAGGCGTCCGAGGGAGAGGTACGCATCCTCGAGTATCGGCAACTCTATGAGGTAGATACCGAAAGCGCGGTCCTGTTCACCATCAATACGTACCCTCAAGAGAGCATCCTCCTCAAGAACATTGAGGAGTACGAGTTCATCCAGTACCGACCCCAGCAAGCATGGAAGGCAATTCACATGGGAAGCACCAAGCGATTCAACCTCGAGCAGTTTGATCAGCTCTGGCTCGACCAGACATTCCAGAAGTTACACCCGGTTATCGTCAACCACGACGGCAAGTTCTGGCACGTGATGGGGCTGAAGCTAGACGTGGACGCAGATGGCTCGTTCTGGGGGCTCTATCTCAAGCGGCAGGACAGCGACTTCATGAAGGAGATTCGCATGCCTCTGACTCAGAAGTTCATCTACAATCCCATCTCTGGTTCTTGGTCCCTTGACGACCCGACTCAGGAGATCAAGGACCTTGAGGAGATCAAGCAGACTCTCCGAGCCGATGCTATCCTGGATGTGACAGTCTCTGGCGTTCCTATGAAGCTGATCCGAGTTCAGGAGATTGCGAAGGGAGTTCTCTTCTTCGTCTTCCAGGACGAGGAGAAGAACAAGCGGTACTACTACAACCGCCCGGCCATCAAGCTCCGTATCGTAACGGATCCGACCACTGGTGAGCAGAAGTACCTCCTCGACCACATCAAGGCCATGTACATTGACTGAGCGCTGGAGAAATTTACCCCACCCCTACTCAAGGTATGAGGCATCCGATCTCGGTCGGGTGCGGAATATCTCGAGTGGGCGGGTTCTTCGGATTCAGAAGTGCTCAGACGGGGCTCCCGGGTTCTCCTTGTATCGCGATGACTCAGGTAAGCAGACCATGGTTCGCTGTGGTATTGTTATCTGGCGTGCGTTCAACGGAGAGCCGGGGAGGGGGCACTATGTCATACATCTGAACGGTGATATGGCTAATGCCCGTCTTGAGAATCTGGATCTCGTATCGTATTCGGCGTACCGGCAGGCCTGGTATGAGGAGTACAACGCTCGGATGGATGAGCTCTTTGAAGAGACCCGGTCTGAGTTCGACGACTACATCTTCGGCTCATGTACTGAGTCGGAGGCGGATAGAAAGGTTCGCTTTGGCGACTGAGCAGTGGGTGACTATCAAGCACCCATTCGAGAAGTATGAGGTATCAGATCTCGGACGGGTTCGGAACAAGCGGACTGGTCGTTTTCTGACCCCCACCCTTGACAAGCAGACCTGGTTCTACCGGATGTACCCAGTTGGAGGCAAGAAGCAGCTCAAGCGCTCGGCTGGGGTGCTTGTGTGGACTGCCTTTGTCGGTTGGATTCCTGATGGATACTTTGTACAGTATCGTGATGGGAACCGACGGAACTTCTGGGTGAAGAACCTCTACCTGAAGTCCAACTCCGAGTTCCGCAAGGAGGAGTACGCTGAGGGTCGCCTTGGGTGGATGCTCGAGGAGTATGAGTCAGCATTCGACGAGTGGATCTTCGGATCCTGTCTCGAAAGGAGAACTCACTAACCATGACAGTTGTGTACCGACCTGAGCAGATCCAGGCGGTGCGTCAACTGCAGAACGGCAGCATCTTGGCGGGTGGCGTTGGTTCGGGGAAGACCCTGACTAGTCTGGCGTGGTACCTCACGTCGGTTTGTAACGCCGCCTCGTTCAAGAAAGGGGGGTCCTTGGCTAAGAAGAAGGTCAAGGGCTCCCCTACGCTGTATGTCATCACAACCGCTAAGAAGCGGGACTCCCTTGAGTGGGAGGAAGAAGCTGCGCGTCTCGGTCTGAGTACAGATCCTGCATGTAGTTTCACTGGTTCATCCATTGTGGTGGACTCGTGGAACAACATCGGGAAGTACTCGGATCGAGAACACGCGGTATTCTTTTTTGATGAACAGCGTGCTTCCGGCAGTGGGCGCTGGGTCAAGGAGTTCTTGAAGATAACTCATAAGAACACCTGGCTTCTGCTCTCAGCTACCCCTGGAGATGTCTGGATGGACTACCTCCCGGTGTTTATGGCTCACGGATTCTTCAGGACTCGTACGGAGTTCATGGAGGACCACGTCATATTTGACCGCTTCGCAAAATACCCCAAGGTCAAACGATACATAGGGGAGGCGAAGCTGCAGCGCTTGCGCCGGAGTATCCTTGTGGAGATGCCGGTGGAGCGACACACTACTCGTGAGAGGGAGACTGTCTATTGCAACTATGACCGTGACTTGTATAAGTGGGTCGTGAAGAACAGGATGGATCCCTGGACAGAGGAACCCCTTAGAGATGCAGGTGGGGTCTGCAGAATCTTGAGAAAGGTGGTCAGTGATAATGACTGGCGTTCAGAGCAAGCCAAGCTCATACTCTCAAGCAATGAGAGGGTTATCGTATTCTACAATTACAACTATGAGCTCGATCGAATCCTTGCAGTTGCAGAGAGCCTTGGACTGCCTACGGCGCAATGGAATGGACATCGGCACGATGCTATTCCAGGAGGAGACAGATGGATCTATATCTGTCAGTACACCTCGGCAGCAGAGGGATGGAACTGTACTAGTACCGATACGGTTCTCTTCTGGTCGCTCAACTATTCCTGGCGAGTGACGGAGCAGTGTGAGGGTCGGATCGACCGATTGAACACTCCATATTCTCGATTGAAGTACTACTTTCTTGAGTCTCATTCCTCGATAGATGAGGCTGTTCGGCGGTCACTGAGCTCGAAGAAGGTGTTCAACGAGAGGGCATTTGTCGGTTAGAATACGTGTGACGTCGGTCCAAATTGAGGGTTACAATACGTGTGACACCTTAGTTTGGGCCGACGTGGCCACTTTTTTTGTGTTACTGATGTGACTAATGTGACTCGAAATGGGGGTGGGCAATTTTTTACGTCCACGGCGTCACACGTATTGTTGGACTTTTCCTTGGAATTGCAACGAAAAGTCGGGGTGGGCAATTTTTTGTGAAATAATATAATTAATTGATGATGATGATTTTTTTAATATATATAGTATAGGGATTTTTCACGTTTTTTGGACCCACCCCTCAAGTGATGATGTTTGATGGTGTTTGATGATGTTTATCGATCGAATTTTCACATTAGTCACATCCGTAACAAAACCCACCCTTTCTCAAGAATAGCCATCTACAATACGTGTGACACCCCTTGTCGCAATCTACGCATATAATGATAAGAAGGATAGAAACAAGCCTATCCCTTCTTATAGGCTTACCCAGAGGAGCACACTATGCGTGAGTCACAATTCCAAGCACAGCTCATCAAGAAGCTGAACAAGATGCTGCCGGGGATCATCATTCTGAAAAATGACCCCAACTACATTCAAGGCATACCCGATCTGATTCTTCTCTACAAGAATCGTTGGGCGGCCCTTGAGGTGAAACGAGGCGCCATTGCCTCAGTCCGTCCGAACCAGGCACACTATGTTCGGACAATGCATGCGATGTCGTATGCCGCATTCATCTACCCTGAGAACGAGAGCGAGATCCTCAGTGAAGTTCAACAATCACTCACAGCTTAATGGAGCCCACGCATTCCTTTCCGCCAGTAAGTATCACTGGCTCAACTACTCTCCTGACAAACTGATCGAGACCTTCCGAACCGCCCAGGCTGCCGCAAAAGGTACCCGTCTTCACGAGCTCGCCGCTGAGCACATTCGGTTGAAGATGCGCATGCCTCGAAACAAGGTGACATTCAACAACTATGTTAACGATGCTATTGGGTTTCGGATGGAGCCGGAGCAAGTCCTGTTTTACTCGGTCAACTGCTTTGGCACTGCTGACGCTATCTCCTTTGACAAGGGCCTGCTTCGCATCCACGATCTGAAGACTGGCGTTCACCCCGCCAAGATTGATCAGCTCATGATCTACGCGGCACTCTTCTGCCTCGAGTATGATGAGCGTCCTGGGGCTATCAACTACGAGCTCCGTATCTACCAGAATGACGATATTCAGGTAGCCAACCCGGAGGGCGACGACATCGCCCCTATCATGGACACCATCATCCAATTCGACAAGCTGATCGAGAAGATCAAGGAAGAGGAGGCCTAAATGGATCTCGCCCACTATGGTGTTAAGCGCCGTTCGGGGCGCTATCCTTGGGGTTCCGGTCAGGACCCCCACCAGCACTCTGGTGATCTCCTTTCGACCATCAAGGACCTCAAGGCGAAGGGTCTCTCTGAGACTGAGATCGCCAAGGGCCTTGGAATGACCACCACCCAGCTCCGAGCCCAGAAGTCCATTGCTAAGAACGAGAAGCGTAAGGCTGACGTTGCAATGGTGGCCCGGCTCAAGGAGAAGGGGATGTCCAACACGGCCATTGGTCGTCGTATGGGCATAAACGAGTCCTCCGTTCGAGCGCTTTTAGACCCCACCCTCAAGGAAAGGGCGGGGAGTACCGAAGCACTGGCCAAGGAGCTCAAGAAGCAAGTCGGTAAGGACGGCCTTCTTGACGTCGGGCTCGGCGTTGAGGTCAACATGGGTGTCACAAGCACCAAGATGAAGACGGCAACCGCCATGCTCGAGGCTGAGGGCTACCACGTCCACAAGGTGAAGGTCCAGCAGCAGACGACTGGTAAATTCACCGAAATGAAGGTCCTGGTGCCTCCGGGCATGGACTACAAGACGGTTCTGGCCAAGCGGGGCGAAATTAAGGCCCCCGGGGTCAATATTGAAGACCGGGGTCATACGGTATACGGTATCGAGAAGCCCACTGCAGTTTCCAGCAAGCGACTGAAGGTTCGCTATGGAAATGAGGGTGGTACCGATATGGACGGTGTCATTGAGGTTCGACGAGGAGTCAAAGACCTCTCCCTCGGTTCTTCCAACTATGCTCAGGTTCGAATCAGTGTTGACGGCACGCACTACCTCAAGGGTATGGCGATGTACTCGGATGACATTCCTAAGGGATATGATCTCCGGTTCAACACGAATAAGAACCCCACCGGAAACAAACTGGATGCCCTCAAGAAGCAGACCGGTGACCCGGCGAACCCATTTGGTTCAGTAATCCGCAAGCAGCTTCACTACACCGACTCGAATGGTCGGAAGAAGCTCTCTGCGATGAACATCGTTAACGACGAAGGTACTTGGGGTGATTGGTCTAAGACCTTGAGCTCACAGTTCCTCTCGAAGCAGCCCGTCTCCCTTGCTAAGCAGCAGCTTCAGAAGGTACGAGACAAGCGTCGGGCAGAGTTCGAAGAGATTATGGCTCTTACGAATCCCTCGGTCAAGAAGAAGCTGCTTCAGTCGTTTGCAGACTCGGTTGACTCCGATGCCGTTGATCTTAAGGCGGCAGCTCTACCTCGGCAGGCCAGTCAGGTAATCCTTCCCGTCCCCAAGATGAAGACCACGGAGGTTTACGCCCCCAACTTCAAACATGGGGAGAAGGTTGTTCTTGTTCGCCACCCTCACGGTGGACGGTTCGAGATTCCTGAACTGACAGTCAACAACAAAAACCCCCATGCAAGAAAAGCAATAGGGACCAAGGTTAAGGACGCAATCGGAATCCACCCTAAGGTGGCCGAACGTCTGTCTGGTGCAGACTTCGACGGGGACTCTGTTCTCTGTATTCCGAACAACAGCGGAAAGGTTAAGACCTCTCCTGCTCTGAAGGGCCTGAAGGATTTCGATCCCAAGGTTATGTATCCTGCCTACCCCGGAATGACACCCATGACTTCTAAGCAGAAGCAGATGAAGATGGGTGAGGTCTCAAACCTCATTACCGATATGACAATCGGTGGTGCAAACCAGGCTGAGATTGCCCGGGCCGTTAGGCACTCCATGGTTGTGATTGATGCTGAGAAGCACAAGCTCAACTACAAGCAGTCCGAGATTGACAACGGTATTGCCGCCCTCAAAAAGAAGTACCAGGGTAAGGCAAATGCTGGGGCTTCCACTCTTATTAGCCGTGCCTCATCTGAGAAACGGATTCCTGAGAGAAAAGCCCGGTCCGCTTCAAAGGGTGGGCCCATTGACAAGAAGACTGGACGCAAGGTCTATGAAGAGACTGGGGCTACTTATGTAGACAAGCATGGTAAGACCGTGCTTCGCACTGAGAAGTCTACTAAGTTGGCCGAGACCCATGATGCATACTCCCTCGTTTCAAAGAACGGGAGTGCTATCGAAACGGTCTATGCCAATCACTCTAACGAGCTGAAGGCCATGGCTAATGAAGCCCGTAAGGCTACACTTGCTATCCCCTCTGTTCGAAAGAACCCCCAGGCTGCAAAGACCTATGCCCCTGAAGTTAAGTCCCTCAAGGCCAAAGTAAACGAGGCCCTCCGGAATAAACCCAGGGAAAGACAGGCTCAGGTCCTAGCTGACGCAGTCATTAGGGCTAAGAAGCAAGCTGATCCAACTCTTGCCAATGATAAAGAGCGACTCCAGAAAGCCCGGCGCCAGGCTTTAGCCGAGGCCCGTCAAAGAACGGGGGCTGGTAAGAAGCCTTTCGCTATCACTCCTCGAGAGTGGCAGGCTATCCAGGAAGGTGCTGTATCACAGGCTGCACTGAACAAGGTTCTTGAACTTGCTGATGAATCAGTAGTTAGGGAACTGGCTACACCTAGGTCGCAGCCTAAGGTATCGTCCAGCATGGTGTCTAGGGCTAAGGCTATGAGTAGCAGAGGTAAGACTGCTGCTGAGATTGCTGAAGCTTTGGGAATCTCAACAACTTCTGTACACCGTGCTCTAGAGGAGGGCTGACCATACTATGGTACACACCCTCTCACAGGGCCTCTCTGAGGAGGTCTACTATGGCTAGGATGCTGTCCACAGTGGACAATCCTTACGATCCAAGAACTTCATGGGACGAATGGTTTGCTTTTGACACGGCCCACGGCTACGGTACCTGTGGCCTGGTGGCTAGGCTGTGCACAACAAGTGATTCGTTAAGTGAAGAACTTGAAATCGAAGAAATTGAAAATGCAATTGATCGAATTCTCAATCTTGATGGAACAAATTTCTATCAAACTTTCGAGATCGATGATTGAAAAATAAAAATTTCTTCGTCGACCCGGGGGAGGGGGGTCTCGCATTTAGGCCCCCCACCCTCATCGCCGCCCCCTCCATATTTTCCCCGGAGGGATATTTGGAAAGCCAATTGGGGACTAGGTTCTAGGGCCCACAGGAAGTTTCTCGTGTGCTCCTTTCTTCCTGCTGGTCTCGCTCACAACGGGCCCTAGAATCTAGCCCTCAATTGGCCCCAAACGCCCTCTATCTAAGGAGCAACTATGGGTAAAAGGGCCGCAACACCCTCTAAACCAGCTCGAACCGTGGAACAACGAGAGGCGCAGATGATCAATCTCGCGCTTGAGCTCGCTGAGAAGCAGCTTCGGGAGGGTACAGCACCGGCAACAACGGTGAACCACTACCTCAAGCTCGCCTCCACAAGAGAACAGCTGGAGGTAGAGAAGCTGAGGAATGAAACAGCACTCCTCGAGGCGAAGAAGACGGCGCTTGTCAGCGCTGAGCAAGCCGAGAAGATTGCCAAAGAAGCCATCGAAGCCTTCCGTACATACTCTGGAGCGGGAGATGTTACGAACGTATACTGAACTGGCGCGCCTCGAGACCTTTGAGGAGCGGTTTGACTACCTGGCTCTCACCGGGCAAGTCGGTACAGCCACGTTTGGCTTCGATCGTTACCTGAACCAACGATTCTACACTTCGACGGAGTGGAAGAAGGTCAGGAACTTTGTTCTGGCTCGAGATGAAGCCTGTGACCTCGGGATCGAGGGACTCGATATCAGATACATGCCGCTAATCCACCACATGAATCCGATTCGGCCCAAAGATCTCGAGGAATTCAATCCAGACATCCTCGAGCCAGAGTTTCTCATCACCACGACCAAGAATACCCACAACGCGATACACTTCGGAGACCGATCGAGGTTGACACCACGAGTTGTTGAGCGTCGACCGAATGATCAAGCTCCCTGGAGGATCTAATGGGAACCATTCTTGAAGATACTAAGAAGGCAATCGGCATCATGCCGGGTTATGCTGTCTTCGACGACCAGATCCTGATGCACATCAACACTGCGCGGATGGATCTCGCACAATTGGGGCCAAAATGTGATGTCCCGATTGAAAAAGATACCGCTTGGACTGTCTTCGACTCGATCGATGACGAAGCGGCAATCAAGTCTTACATCGCCATGAAGGTTAAGCTGTTCTTCGACCCACCGGGGAACTCCTTCTTGGTATCGGCATACCAGAAGCTGATCGAGGAGGCAGCATGGCGACTGATCTATCAGACCGAGGGGAAGCAGAGGTAGAAGACCTCGTCCACCACGGTGTAAAGGGCCAGAAATGGGGCGTCATTCGAAAGAAGGCGTCCGCAGGTCGAGCCGCTACGGCAAGAGCCCTCAAGAAGACTGGGCGCTTCACTGTTGATGCTAGTCGAAAGACGGCATCTAGCGTCCGAAAGGCTAAGCAGGCCCATGACCAGCGAGTCGCAGGAAAGAAGCAGGCAAAGGCCGATGCTAAGGCCCGAAAGAAGTTCGCAAACCGCGGATACAAGAAGATCAGCGACACCGAGCTCCAGTCACGAATTAAGCGGCTGGAGCAAGAGAAACGCTATCGGGAGCTCAAGGCCGATCGCCACCTGGTTCGAGGTCGTGAAGTCACTCGATCGATCCTCGAGAACTCTCTAACCAAGGCTGGGACGTACGCAGGTACGAAGCTCATGAAGTCTGCATTTGATAATGCATTCGAGGGCGCTACCGGCGGTAAGGCGGGCAAGAAGGCTGCGGCAGAGAGCATTAAGAAGGCTGCTGAGAAGGCACAAGAAGCGGCTCAAGCGGCAGCAGTTGTCGCCGAAGAGGCTCGTGTGACCTACAAGTCTACTGGTGGCCCCGATCGCAAGAAGCTCCCGCAGTCTTCTAAGCCGAAGCAGATCGAGAAGCCGAAGTCGTACAAGCAGACTAAGCCCTCCCCCAAGAAGAAGCGTTACCCGCGCAACCCTGGGAGCACTGCTAAGTAATGCTCTCGAACACCGCAGTACCAAAATACTACGGGCAGTTTCGAGACGCAGTCGTCCGAGGCGAGATTCCGGTATGCGAAGAAATCTCATGTGAGATGAATCGCATAGATGCTCTCATCGCAAACCCGGAATACTACTACGATGACAAGGCTGTAGAGGGCTTTATCGCTTACTGCGAGAACGAGCTCACACTGTCCGACGGAGCCGACCTCCATCTTCTAGACAGCTTCAAGCTCTGGGCCGAACAGCTCCTTGGCTGGTACTACTTCGAGGATCGTCAGGTCTTCGTCCCATATGAGGACGGAGTCGGCGGTCGATACGAGACCAAAACCGTAAAGAAGCGCCTAACAATCAAGCAGTATCTGATCGTTGCTCGTGGAGCGGCGAAGTCGATGTATATGTCGCTCATCCAGAACTACTTCATGGTGATCGACACTACAACGACGCATCAGATTGCTACGGCTCCGACCATGAAGCAGGCGGAAGAGGTGATGGGTCCATTCCGGACAGCAATCACCCGAGCCCGAGGTCCGCTGTACAAGTTCCTAACTGAGGGGTCCATTCAAAATACAACCGGCGCGAGGGCTAACCGCCAGAAGCTGGTTGCTACGAAGAAAGGTGTGGAGAACTTCCTCACCGGATCCCTTCTTGAGGTACGCCCCATGTCCATCGACAAGCTTCAGGGTCTTCGACCCAAGGTTTGTACGGTGGATGAGTGGCTATCCGGCGACATCCGTGAGGACGTGGTCGGAGCACTCGAACAGGGTGCCTCGAAGATCGATGATCCGGTCATTCTGGCCGTCTCATCTGAGGGAACCATCCGCAATGCGGTGGGTGACACCATGAAGATGGAGTTGCTCAAAATCCTGAAGGGCGAATACATCGCCCCTCACATCTCAATTTTCTACTACCGCCTTGATGACATCAAGGAAGTAGCAGATCCTGCTATGTGGGTGAAAGCCCAGCCGAACATCGGTATTACTGTCTCCTATGATCGGTACCAGCAGGACGTCGAGCGAATGGAACAAGCCCCAGCTGCTCGAAACGACATCCTCGCCAAGAGGTTCGGAATCCCCATGGAGGGATACACTTACTTCTTCACCTACGAGGAGACAATCCCGCACAGGAAGAACACATTCTGGAACATGCAGTGCGCTATGGGCGCCGACTTGTCTCAGGGTGATGACTTCTGTGCGTTCACCTTCCTGTTCCCACTCAGGAATCAGGCTTTCGGTGTAAAGACGCTGGCATACATCTCTGAGCTCACGCTCATGAAGTTGCCGGGCGCTTTACGCCAGAAGTATGATGAGTTCATCCAAGAAGGAAGCCTCCGAGTCATGGAGGGTACCGTCCTGGATATGATGGAAGTCTATGAAGATCTAGACCAGTACATCGACGAACAGAAGTACGACGTCTCGGCGTTTGGGTTTGACCCATACAACGCCAAGGAGTTCGTAACTAGGTGGGAGCAGGAGAACGGCCCGTATGGTATCGAGAAGGTAATCCAGGGTGCTAGAACCGAATCGGTCCCCCTCGGGGAACTGAAGAAGCTGGCCTCGGAGCGCTTGCTCATATTCGACCAGGAACTCATGTCGTTTACTATGGGGAACTGTGTGACTCTCGAGGATACCAACGGAAACCGGAAGCTACTGAAGAAACGCTCGGAAGAGAAGATCGACTCGGTGGCTGCTCTGATGGATGCCTTCGTGGCATACAAGATCAACAAGGAGGCATTCGAATGAGCGAGGAGGTGAAATGGGTCTTAGTGATCGACTAGCTCACGCATGGAATGCGTTTTCAAAATCCCCGGACAAGAAGAACTTCACACCGGAGTACGGTTCGTGGACATTCGGTAATCCAAACCTGAATTACCGACCTGTCGTCGGCGACCAGACAATCGTCACGAGCATCTATAACCAGATTGCTATTGACGTATCGAATGTTCCTATTCGACACGTCAAGACTGACGATAACGGTAACCTCAAGAGCTACTACCGTAGTTATCTTGACGACTGCCTGTCTCTTAGCGCCAACATCGACCAGACCGGTCAGGGTTTCTTCCAGGATTTGGTACTCACGCTCTTCGAAGAGGGCGCTGTAGCGATCGTTCCAGTAGACACAGATGTCAGCCCAGACCTGACTCAGGGCTATGACATCAAGTCTATGCGAGTCGGCACAATCCTGAACTGGTATCCTCGCCACGTTCGAGTCGAGGTCTACAATGACCAGACTGGACAGCGAGAACAGCTGACTCTCGAGAAGGAGTTCGTCGCTGTTGTGCAGAATCCTCTGTATAGCGTGATGAATGCTCCGAACTCAACGCTGCAGCGACTGACACAGAAGCTCCACCTGTTGGATGCCATCGACAAGCAGTCTGGATCCGGTAAGCTGGACATCATCATTCAGCTTCCGTACGTCGTCAAGACTGAGCTGAAGAAGCAGCAGGCCGAGGCACGCCGTAAGGCGATTGAGGAACAGCTCGCTGGGTCGCAGTACGGTATCGCTTACACTGATGGTGCTGAGCGAATTACTCAGCTGAACCGACCTTCCGAGAACAACCTCATGAGCCAGATCCAGTGGCTCACCACCCAGCTGTACAACCAGCTCGGAATGACTGAGGATGTATTCACCGGTAAGGCCGATGCTCGACAGATGCTGAACTACCAGAACCGAACGGTTCGTCCAGTTCTGAAGGCGATCACGGATGCCATCACCAGGACTTTCCTCACCAAGACTGCCCGAACGCAGCGACAGCGGATCATGGCGATCGAGGATCCGTTCCTCAACGTCCCGCTGGAGGAGATGTCCAAGCTGGTCGACTCCGTCAAGCGCAACGAGATTGGTACCGCCAATGAGCTTCGTCCGAAGTTCGGCTGGGCCCAATCTGAAGACGAGACGGCAAACCAGTTGGTGAACTCCAACATCAATCCGATGGGCGAGGAACAGCCGCCTGGCGAAGAGCCGGTCGACGACGTCCCTGCATCGGAGGTACCAATTTCCGAACTGATGGAGAGTAGTCAAAATGGCAGTTAAGTGCGATTTCTCTGGCTACGCCACGAAGAACGATGTTCGGTGCTCGGATAACAAGGTAATCCGACACGGGGCTTTCGCGGCGTACGACGGGAAGACTGTACCTCTGGTCTGGCAGCACAAGCACGGCGACGTCGAGAACGTCCTCGGGCATGCCGACCTTGAGGTTCGTGAGGACGGCGTCTACGCCTACGCCCACCTCAACAATACCGATCGTGGCCGGACCGCTCGAGAGATGGTCAAGAACGGCGACATCAAGGCGATGAGTATCTACGCTACCCATGTTCGGGCTCGGGGCAACGACGTTGTCCACGGCGAGCTCGTCGAGGTGAGCCTGGTGCTCCGCGGCGCCAACCCGGGTGCCCTCATCGACCAGGTCTCCATCGAGCATGGCGACAACGGCGATGAGATCGAGGCTGTCATCTACACGGATGAGCAGCTGGACTTCGTTTCTCACGGCGATGACTTTGAGGACGAGGATGAGGACTTCGACGCGGAGGAGACGGATGACGTCGAGCACGCTGAGGAGGAGCCGGATGCCGATGAGGCTGAGGGCGACGAGGATGACCCGACACTCGGGGAGATCTTCGAAGGGATGACAGAGGAGCAGAAGACGGCGGTTTACGCCATCGTCGGGCAGCTCGTCGATTCCGTAGATGAAGAGGCGGAGGAGTCGGAGACTGAAGAGGTCGATGACACCGCCCATTCCGACACAACTGAGGATACTATGGCTCACAAGAACGTGTTTGAGGGCTCCGCTACCACCGAGGAGCTCCCCGTCCTGACTCACGCCCAGGTCGAGACCATCTTCGAGGACGCTCGCTCTAGCGGCTCCCTGAAGGAGGCCATCCTGGCCCACGCCGATGCCTACGGCATCAAGCAGATCGAGACCCTGTTCCCGGATGCAAAGGATCTGTGGACTACTCCGGAGTTCATCAAGCGCAAGACCGATTGGGTCAACTCCGTTGTTGGTGCTGCCAAGCACTCACCCTTCTCCCGAATTCGCACCCGCTTCGCCGACATTACTGCTGATGAGGCCCGTGCCCGGGGTTATATCAAGGGCAATAAGAAGGAAGACGAGGTCTTCACGCTTCTGCAGCGTACCACCTCGCCGACCACCATCTATAAGAAGCAGAGGTTGGATAGGGACGACATCCTGGACATCACTGACTTTGATGTCGTCTCCTGGATCCGCGGTGAGATGAAGATCATGCTTGAGGAGGAGCTCGGTCGGGCCGTCCTCATTGGTGATGGTCGACCTGTCTCCTCCAAGGACAAGATCAAGGAGGACTGCATCCGCCCGATCTACAAGGAGGACAGCCTCTACGCTCCTCGCGTCATCCTGGCGAAGGAGACGTCGGTCGACGACATTCTGGACTCTATTGTTCGGGCCCTGGATGACTACGATGGCGCCGGTAACCCCACATGGTTCGCCGATCCCCGACTCGTCACCGAGATGCTCCTTCTGAAGGACAAGATGGGCCACCGCCAGTTCCGCACCCTTGCTGAGCTGGCCGACTACATCGGCGTCTCTAAGATTGTCAAGGTTCCGCTGATGAAGGGTCTGAAGCGCACCTCTACCAAGAATGGTGAGCTCGAGGCTCTGGGTATTATCGTCAATATGTCCGATTACACCATTGGTGCGGACAAGGGTGGTCAGCTCTTCGCGGCTGAGGACTTCGACATCAGCTTCAACCAGTACCATTACCTCCTGGAGACTCGTCTCTCCGGGGCGCTGACGAAGCCCAAGTCGGCTGTTGTCGTCGAGCGCAAGGTTGAGTCTGGTAACGTCGTCGCGGAGCCGTGATAGATGGCCAAATTCTTCGGTGAGATAGGATTTGTAACTCAGGTCCAGACCGAGCCGGGAATTTGGGAAGACAAACCAATCGAGAAGCAGTACTACGGTGACGTGTTTCGTGAAGCGCGTCGCTTTGGTGCCAGTGATGAGGTTCTGGGGAGTATCAACCTCAGTAACCAGATCAGCATTATCGCTGACGGGTTCTTAACGGATAACATCCAGAACCTCAAGTACGTACGCTGGATGGGGGGACTTTGGAAGATCTCCTATGTGGAGCTGAAGTTCCCCCGTCTGGTTCTCGAGTTGACGGGGGTGTATAATGGACCGACGGCTAGCTTTCCATGAGAAGCTGGTAGAGATCCTCGGGTCGGATAAGGTCTATTACCAGCCACTCCCGTCGCTTAAGCTCTCGTATCCGTGTATCGTATACGAGCGGCATCCGGGTGATCCGATGTACGCGGACAACATCAAGTATATCAAAGCAAACCGGTTCCAGGTTACTCTGATTGCCCGGCATCCCGAGGACCCGACACGAACGAAGATCGAGGACCTTTTGTTCAGCCGCCATGAGTCTCGACTCGTAGCGGACAACCTCTATCACGACATCTTCGACGTCTACTATTAGGAGATAACATGGCAGCTCTCACTTGGGATAAGACCGGTGAGCGCCGTATTGAGACTGGTGTCGACCACTGTGCGCTCTATGTGTACGACCCGGCCCAGAAGATGTACGGCAAGGGCGTTGCTTGGAATGGTATCACCGCCATCTCCGAGAAGCCCGAGGGCGCTGAGGCGACTGACCTCTACGCCGACAACATTCTGTACCTCTCGATGCTCTCGGCTGAGAAGCTGAAGGCCACAATTGAGGCCTACACCTATCCCGACGAGTTCGAGAAGTGCGACGGCTCGGCTGAGCTTACCAAGGGCGTCAAGATCGGTCAGCAGGATCGACTCGCCTTTGGTCTCGTCTACCGTACCAAGATCGGTGATGACGTGGCAGGCCAGGACAAGGGCTACAAGCTCCACGTCCTGTACGGCTGCAAGGCCTCTCCTTCCGAGAAGGGCTACAAGACCGTCAACGACTCTCCCGAGGCAATCTCGTTCTCGTGGGAGCTCTCCACGACCCCTGTCACGGTGAGCGGCGCTAAGCCGACCTCCCTGCTGACCATCTCGTCTCTGGACGTCGACGCCGGTAAGCTGAAGGCCCTCGAGGCCAAGCTGTTCGGTTCCGACGGTGGAGCCCAGGGCGGTGGCGCGGCCACCGAGCCCAAGCTCCTCCTGCCGGACGAGATCAAGGCTCACTTCGCAGGCTGATATACCACACCGGGGGCTCAGAGACCTAGACTCCTGGGCCCTCGGTGCCTGCAATGCTTATAGTTTCTATCCCGGATCTCGACGGGTTCAACGAGGAGACTGGCACCTTTGTCTCCATGCCTGGCGGAATCCTGCACCTGGAGCACAACCTGGTCGCGCTGTCAAAATGGGAGTCAATTACCCATAAACACCTCATTGGTAACGACAAAGTCACCCATGAGGAGATGGCCCTCTACATCAAGTGTATGATCACTGATGAAGAGTACGATCCGTTGCTCCTGGATAGGATCCCCCCATCCGAGGTTGAGCGTATCAGTGCCTATATGGCCGATACGATGACCGCAACCACCATCCGTGAGACGGGTGGAGAGTCTGGATCTGGAGAATACACATCCTCCGAACTAATCTACTACTGGATGATTGCTTGCCATATCCCCTTCGAGTGTGAGACATGGCACATCAACCGACTACTCACACTCATTCGGGTATGCAACCAAAAGAACCAGCCCGATAAGAAGATGTCCCAGTCCGAGATTATGGAACGGAACCGGGAACTCAACAGAGCCAGGCGAGCTAAGCTTGGTTCGAAGGGATAACAATGATCAGTCACGAAGACATTCCCGAGGAGGCGCTTGCTCCGCAGGCCCACATCGGTACTGATCCCATGGAAGACAAGGAGATTCACGTCTCCCAGACCACCGAGGTGATGAAGTGAGCGTCGCAGACAACGTACTCGCTCGGGCCGCAGCGAGGATTGGTTACTATGCACCAGACGACCCTCAGCCCGGATCTGAAGCTGGACGATACTGGGCAGCTCGAACTGGTCAGCAGTGGCTTGCTGGACCATCCACAGATGTGTGGTGGTGCATGCTCTTCGTTAGCATGTGTTTGGACGAGTGCGGGCAGATTGACGCTATTGGAGGATTCTCCTTTAACACTGACTACACCGTCAACAAGGTCCGCCAGCACCCTGACGCTTACTTCGTATCGGTTTACGACGCCCGGCCTGGGGATGTCGTCATCTTCGACTGGGATGGCGGCGGCACGGACCACGTCGGCTTCGTCGAGAAGAACCTTGGCGGGGGCACACTCCAGACGATCGAGGGAAACACCTCGTCTGGTAGCTACGGTTCGCAGTCTGCTGGAAATGGTGTTTGGCGCCGGGTCCGTAGCGAGTCGATCGCCTATGTGATTCGTCCCGCATATACTGACTCGCCCGGAAGCGCGGCTCCTGCTGGCCCTGCTGACATCCGCGCTCTGCAGCGGGCCGTTCGGGCTACCCCCGACAACGTAGCCGGACCGAACACTCGCTCTCGCTGCTACGCTCTGGCCGCGGCTTCCAACTGGGGCGGGAAGACCTTCCCCTTCGGCGTGGCATTCACGCAGTCCGTGGTCGGCACTGAGCAGGATGGGATTTGGGGTGACGCCTCTGAGGAGGCTCACGACGCGACCGTCGAGGCCGTCCAGGCTGCAGTCGGCGCTGAGGTCGATGGCGTCTACGGAGCCGAGACAAACACCAAGGTAAACGCCCTGCTCGACAGGGCCGAACAGCCGTAGGAGGCTCAAAATGGCAGCACCATACTGTACAGTCACTGGTACTATTCCCGGCGGCGAGAACGGTAAGGCCACAGTCCGAATCACCCCGGACGTTGATGGGGCCACCGCGACGCTCAACGGTACCGAGGTCTCTATGCGTGAGTATCTCATAACCACGGATCAGGCTGGATCTATCCGAGTCGAGATCCTTGCTCCGGGTTCCGGTGTCAATCCCGGTGGAAACTGGACTCACACTGTCGAGATCAAGACTCCTGCTGGAGTCTCAACCAAGCATGTCCCCCTTGTTCAGGGTGAGACTATTGACATTGTGTCCGCTGCACCAGTTCGGAAGATCGCTCCGGACATCTTCTTCGGTCCCGCATCCCGACCCCTTCCGCTCCTGTCTGGTGGTAGTGGTGGGAGCTCTGGTCTTTCTACCGTTCTTGGCTCGCTTCCGCTTCAGCCTGGTCGAGTTGTTCCGACGGTTGGTTTCTTCGGGGATTCATGGTCTACTGAGGCTATGATGGGTCCCGGATTCAACCTTCCTGCCGCTGCTTCTCGACTTCTCGGATGTGTTCCGATGGTAAGCGCAGTTGATGGCAGTGGGTTCGCCCACTCTAAGGAGGGGAACCTCAGCTTCGAGGTCGACTCTCGGGTTAACGCGGTCTGCGCGTCATTGCCTAACCTGATTGTTACTGTTGGGTCTCTTAACAGTGACAAGGTTGTGGAGAATGGCGACACGAATGGTTCTAAGATTACGGAGGCGGTTCGGAACTTCGTCACGAAGGTTCGCACTAAGCTTCCCAACGTTCCGATCATCATGGTTGGTCCAGAGCCCTCCTCGGTTAGTCGTCTCCAGTCTCGTGATGCCCACGTAAACGTCAAGGCGCAAAAGGCCGGTGTTGAGGCTGCTGGTGGCGTCGCCAATGGTGTTGTCTTCATCGACTGGCTCGGTATCGCTGACAAGCAGGCGGTTCCTTTCCGAGAGGGTCGGGAGAATGCCGAGGGTGATGTCGTGGTCTATGGCGGTGTCGCTTACCGGGTGACTAAGGCTTGGACTGCTGGCTCCGGTGAGACCCCGCTCACTCCGGGGGCTCCGACGGTTCAGGTTTCAGATGTTCTGTCTGGAACTGGTAACGAGGCTAACAAGCAGAATGACGGGACTCGTGACATTCTGCTGATGTCGGACGACACCCACCCCACCAAGGCGGGATCCACGGCGTTCGGTTCGGCTCTGGCTATCCGTATCTCTGAGGGATATAAGGCTATTGAGGGCTGGGCCCAGTCTAAGGGGCCGGTGCTCCCTGCTGCTAAGGCAGTGACGCCTACTCCTGGACCCGCTCAGCCTCCGGCGCCTAACCCCGGTGGCACGCCTATACCTCCCCCGGCTCCCCCTAAGCCTGCCGGTCTTCCGATCATGGCCTGGCTTCCTGGAGGATGGGGGACTGAGAACCGAATCGCGTACAGCCTCGACGACATCAAGGCTGTGGCTGCCCTCAAGCCGGATCAGGTTGCACTCCCGATTCAGTCTACAGCCGATGCGAATAACTCTGCAGTAGCCATCCCTCAGAACTATGAGTCAGGCAAGGAGTTCGGTCAGTACGGGCTCGATACGATTCGAAATGCGGGTGTGAATACCGCTGGTATGATCGAGGCGCTGGATACTCTCGAAGCCCAGAACATCGCGGTACTCCCGAACGTTCGAACTGGAAAGGTGGATGCTGGAGCTCAGTGGTACCGTTCTTCCGACGGCAAGATCCTCCCGATCCTGCTGAAGCGTACTGGTAAGCTATACTTCGCTATTCACTACCGTGGCCAGAATAAGCTCCGGGAGATCATGAAGACCGACTACGCAGGTCTTAAGCGTGTCTCGGACAACACTGATGGTGCCGCAGACTGGCAGATCTCCGCGGTCAAGGACGCCCAGCTCGGGGTTCTCCCGGCAAGCACTGGAGCAAACGCGTGGTCGGCCGCAAAGTCCGCTTTCCCCGAGGGTGTCTGGGTTCTTGTCGCCAATAAGGACGAGCAAGCCTCGGCAACCGCCGCAGCGAAGGCCGCTGGTGTCACCATTGTCGGCTGGGCCGTTCCCAATGCTGAGGCATTCGCTAAGCTGAAGGCCTGATTCTAGGAGAATCATGATTACGATCGAGAGCCAGGGAGACTGGAAACTCACCAGGAACTGGTTTGACAGAATGACGAAGTTAGACCTGGCTCTGATCATGAATCAGTTCGGCAAGGAGGGGGTTTCTGCTCTAAAGGCGGCGACCCCCTCCAGGTCGGGCGAGACTGCGGCCAGTTGGAACTACGAAGTCACGAGAACCGGTAACAACTGGCAGATCACCTGGACAAACTCACACGTAAACAACGGCGTAAACATCGCCGTCATCTTGCAATATGGTCACGGTACTCGCAATGGCGGGTATGTCGTTGGCCGAGACTACATCAACCCCGCTATCAGGCCCGTATTCGACAAGATAGCGAAGAAGGCCTGGAAGGAGGTCACTAAGTAGTGGCAACTATTGACGAGCGGGTAGTCTCGCTCAAGATGAATAACAAACAGTTCCTGTCCGCAATCAAGGAATCCGCGTCTGGCATGGATCGCCTTAAGGAATCCTTGAAGATGCAGGGGGCTGCAGACGGTCTTTCTAGAATTGGCGAGATAGCTAAGAATACGACTCTAGGCGATCTGGCCACGAAGGCCCTCGACATCGGCAAGAACATGACCGTCATGCAGGGTCTTGCCGTCACCGCATTCGGTGGAATCGGTGTCGCAGCACTAAACGCGGGTCGAATCGTGGTCTCTGGTTTCATCGGAACCATCAAAGATGGCTTTAATGAGTATGAGCTCAAAATGAGAGCCATTCAGACCATTATGGCCAACACAGTTGAGAAGGGGACCACCCTTTCAGAGGTTAAGACCTCTCTGGCCGAGCTGAACACCTATGCCGATAAGACGGTATACAGCTTCAGCGACATGACTCACGCTATTGGTCTGTTCACCGCAGCCGGTGTCGATCTTCAGACATCCGTGGCATCAATTAAGGGTCTGTCTAACCTCGCAGCGGCCTCGGGTTCAACTGCCCAGCAGACAGCCACTGCATACACCCAGCTCTCGCAGGCTATCGCGGCTGGCGCAGTCCACCTTCAGGACTGGAACTCGCTAGTTCAGGCAGGTATGGGTGGTGAGTCGTTCAGGAATGCCCTTATCGAGACCTCCCGAATGATGGGTACTGGTTATGATGAGGCTATTGCTAAAGACGGAAACTTCCGAGAGTCTCTCAAGGAAGACTGGCTTACTGCTCAGGTCATGACGACCACCCTTACCGCCTTGACAAACGACCTCTCTGAGTCTCAGCTCGTCGAGATGGGTTACTCGGAGGAGCAGGCCCATAAGCTCAAGCAGTTCGCTCAAGGTGCGTTTGATGCCGCGACCAAGATTCGAACCTTCAGTCAGCTAGTAGACACCACCAAGGAAGCCATCGGTTCCGGATGGGCTGAGACATTTGAGATCCTATTCGGTGATTTTGAAGAGGCATCAGTCCTGTTCACGTCAATTGGAGACTGGCTTGGTGCCGTAATTAAGTCCAGTGCCGATGCTCGAAATGGTTTCCTACAGATGTGGAAGGACCTTGGCGGACGCACCGCCCTCGTTCAAGGTCTGGCGAATATCTTCTGGGCGGTTGTTAAGGTCCTGGGCCAGATCGGTACGGCCTTTCGCCGAGTGTTCATGAATGCTAGTGCTGAGGGCCTTGTCCGGATCACGAAGGCTTTCGAGAACTTCACCTCGAAGCTTATCATCACAAACAACTTCGCTGAGAAACTTGAGTGGACATTCACAGGACTGTTCTCAATCTTCCACATCTTTACGACAATCCTTGGTGAGATTGCTCAGGTTATCTTCACGGTAGCCTCGCATATTGTCAGTGCACTATTCCCAGCATTTACCGGGATCAACTCTGGCGTATTCCAGATCACGAAGGTAATAGGCAAGGCAATTTTCTGGTTCGACCAGTGGTTTACCAAGTTGGACCTCGGTGGAAAGCTACTGAAGCTGCTTCTTCCACCGATTGATCTCGTCGGTAAGGCTATTAAGTGGGTCGTGGATAAGATCCATGACTTTATCATGTGGCTCGACTTCGGCGGAAAGGTCACTAGCGCTGCAAATGGACTGAAGAGTCTAGCGTCGAAGTTCGGGCTCATCAAGGATGCTCTGAAGAACTCAGTGGTCGGCGAGTCATTCCTCACAGCGTTCGAGACTGTACAAGACACTCTCGATAAGGTCAAGAACAACCTTAAAGAATTCGGCAATAGTGTAGGCGATAAGCTGAAGGCTAAGCTTACTGCCGGTAGGTCGGCTCTATCTGAGTACTTCAAGGGTTTCGATCTCAGTAGCATGACATCTACTGAGGCAATCGTTGCTAAGCTCGGGACCAAGTTCGACGAACTCGGAAATAAACTCAAGATCGATGAGAAGGTCCAGTGGCTCAAAGAGAAACTCATTGAGCTGCGAGATGCCCTTGTCGATACGTGGAACACGGTTCAAAATAGTGCCGTTTGGGATAAGTTGGGTAAGGCGTTTTCTGACGTCGGCAGCAAAGTCAAAGACGTAGCTATCTCCTTCCGAGACTGGGTCAACGGTCACGGCGAGGTCAAGGCTAAGGCTAAGGAAGCTGCGGGTGCAGTCTCTGAGGTTGGGTCTGCTGCGGCCCAAGCCGCCAAAGAAACTGGTCAGGCGGCCAAAGAGAACTTCCTCAAGAAGTGGTTTGAGGACATCGAGCAGGTCGCTAGGGCTATCCATCTTCCTGAGCTCTTTGACACCATAAAGCAGAAGTTCATCGAGTTCAAGGACTTCGTCACCAACACTTTTGCTCCAAAGGTCAAGGATGCAGTCAAGGGCGCATTTGGCTCTATTGGTAATGCACTAAGTGACGCTAACTCCAACCTAAAGTCCTACGACATGGGTAAGATCCTTGTCGGGGCTATTGGCGGAGGAGTCCTGATTGCCTTCACCCGATGGATCAACTCCTTCAAGAAGAACTTTGATAAGATTGGAAACGTTGCTGACAAGATCGGCGACGTCTTTGATAAACTTGGTGGAGTTCTCGAGGCATTTGAGCAAAAGGTTAAGGCTAAGGCTCTTCTGACGATTGCCATTGCTCTAGGCGTTCTGGCCGGTGCTCTTATCCTTATGTCCCTTGTTCCGGCGCCTAAGCTCTTCATCACCATCGCTGCGATGAAGTTGATGTTCAACATGCTCCAGGACATGATGGATCACCTGGCTGGCTTTACTGAGTACAAGAAGGGGACAGCAATGCTGATCCCCTTGATGATCACCCTCGGTGCGACCATGCTTCTTATGGCTGCAGCCGTAAAGATCCTGTCGACCATGGATGTTAAGGGCGCTATCGTAGGCGTACTGGCATTTAGGCATATTCTCGATGCGATGGGCGATTTCCTACGGCGTATCCACGGCATGAAGGGCTCGGGTGCTGCTGCAGGCATCATCATGTCTCTAGCTGTATCCTGTGTTATTCTGGCTACCGCTGTATATATGCTCGGGTCGATGGATACTGGGAAGGCCGTGCAAGGTGTTATTGCACTCGCAGCAGTCATCACCATTCTTTCCGGATTTATGGTGGTTGTCAGTAAAGACCCCTATATGGGTAAGGGTGCAGCCCTTCTTCTGTCTCTAGCTGTATCTTGTAACATCCTTGTAGCTGCTATCTGGATGCTGGGTACGATGGATACGGGCAAACTTCTCCAGGGTGTCATTGCTTTGGGTGTCATTATTGCGGAGCTATCCGTAGCAATGGCTATTGCTGGAAGAGCAAATGCCCGTGGTGCCGCCGCGATTATCGCCATGTCTGCGGCGGTTATTGTTCTAACTGGAGCAGTAGCTATTCTCGGAAACATGGATATTGAGACCCTAGCTAAGGGGCTTATTGCTCTAGCCGCTGGTCTTGCTATCCTGGCCATTTCGATGGCAGCTGCCGACGCCTTCAAGGAAGGTGGAATTGCTCTAGGGATCGCCTCGATCGCATTCCTGGCTCTGGCCTCCGCGATGAAGACCTTGTCCACGATCACCTGGGGCCAGCTCGCTATCGGTCTTATTGCCCTTGCTGGTGGTATGCTGATCCTAGTTGCAGCAGCTGCTGGTGCGCAGTACTTCGCGGTAGGTATGATTATTCTTACTGCGGCACTACTCGCACTAGGACTAGCTCTCCTCCCAATCTCAATTGGTATGGCCGCCTTTGCAGCAGTCTTGGGTATCTGTGCCACTACTGGTGCAGCAGCATTCCTAGTTCTGACTGAGGGCCTGAAACAGCTAGCGGCAATTCTTCCGCAGGTAGCCATCGACTTTGCGAATGCCATCGCCAACTTCATCATCACCCTGGGAGCCAAGGCCCCGGAGCTGGCGGTGGCTATGGCGGCTTTGCTTGGGGCGATCATCTATGCCATCAACGTCAATATTCCCGGCATTGTGGCCTCGTTGTTCATCCTGATTCAGGCGATGCTTACCGAGCTGGCTAACCATGCCTACGAGTTCGGTGAGAAGGGCGCTACTATTCTGGCTAACTTCCTGAACGGAATTGCGGATAATATTGGTAAGGTCATTGACGCTGCCACGAATGTTATTCTCAACTTCCTGGATGGAATTGCTAGGAACGGGCCCAAGATCATCGATAAGGGTATGTGGACTGTACTCAAGCTCCTTGAGGGTGTTCGGGACGCCATCAACAAGTACTCTCACCGATTCAACAAGGTCGGTCGAGAGATTGCTTGGGCCATTGTCGACGGTATGACCGATGGTCTCGCATCCAAGGCCTGGAGCTTTGGTGAGTCCATGGTCTCAGTCGCCAAGAAGGGTTACAACAAGGTCAAGAACTTCTTCGGCATCCACTCTCCTTCTCGACTGATGAAGGAGCTTGGTGGATACGTCGGAGAGGGTCTTGCTATCGGTATTGAGAATACCGGAGAGCGTGTTGCTGCAGCGGGAGACAACATGTCTAAGGCAGCATACGACGCAATGTCCGCAGCTCTTGACGGAGTCAATGAACTCGTAGAGGATGATCCATCCTTCAAGCCAGAAATCAAGCCCGTTCTGGATCTAACTGAGATGCAGAAGCAGGCTAAGGGAATCAACAACTTCCTTCCCGCCATCGGAGTCACGGCGCAGGCGGCTAATGCTGCTCGACCTCCTGCTCCGATCGCAGTTGACAATTCTGACAAGAATAGTCAAAATGGTGTTACAAACATCACATTCAACCAGACCAACAACTCGCCTGAGGCGCTGGATGCGGCGACTATCTATCGCCAGACCCACACTCAGCTTGCTATGGCAAAGGACAAGTTGACACTATGATCTCAGAGATCTCGTCCACGACCAAGTCGGGGGATCGACTTGCAATCGATATCACAGACCCCTACTCGTCGGGGGTCGCGATCAAGGAGATTACTGGTCTGGGGCCAGTAAAGGCAGACATCAGCACTGACCGATATGCCTTGCTGGACGGAGCGTTCCTCAAGGGGGTCAGGGTTGGTACTCGGACTGTGGTACTGACTCTGATCCCCTGGGGGACCGACATTCAGGAACTCCGACTCAAGTGCTACTCATACTTCGGAGTTGGAGAGACCATCACTCTCGGTGTGACAACCGACTGGCTTAACGTGCACTCAGACTTCATTGTCGAATCCGTCGAGCCGAACATCTTCTCTGAGCGGCAGGAGATCCAGGTCTCCCTTCTCGGGCTGGATCCGTATTGGAAGTCCTCCGCTACTCAGATTCAGAAGGTCGTGGGGTTCAACGACAACACGCCTTCCTTCGAGTTCCCGTTCTTCTCCGAGCCGAACCACAAGCTCAAGTTCGGTGACATGACTAACTCCTCTGGTAAGGACATCCGCTACCTTGGTGACTACCCGGCTGGCGCGACAATCACGGTAGAGTTCTCGGGTACTGTGAGCAACCTAATCGTCTCGAACGTGACCTACAACGAGACAATGTCCATCTCTCGAGCTGGAAACTTCTACCAAGGCGAGAGTATTGTTATTGACACTCGACCCGGTAAGAAGTCTATCACTCACCAGGCTCGAGGTAGGAAGTCCTTCATCACGGGTGTTCTGGCTCCAGGGAGTACCTGGATTCAAATGCACCCAGGCATCAACACAATCGCCCTGCAGTATGCTGGGGGCGTTGACGACGTTAGCGTCTCTATGGAATACGACACTCTCTACAGGGGGATTTGATGCAGCTGTTCTTCGCGTTCCTCCATAATTACGAAACCCTTATCGAGGTTCCGAATAACTTCTACTCGCTCAACTGGACTGAGCGGGCCTACGACTACGGTCAGTTCGAGCTCCAGCTCTACTCGGATCAGCCGGGGTATGAGTACAGTCTTGGAAACCTGTTCGTCCGAGACGACACGGATACGGTGATGGTCATCGAGACCGCTACGGTGAAGCAGGAGGATGACGGTGTCTACCTCCACAAGTACACTGGGCGATCTCTCGAGTCGATGATGGAGTGGCGAATCCTCCCGCACCGACGATGGATTGAACCGGATGCAAATGGTCAGTTCAATGCCCAGGCTATGGCAGAGGATGTTGCACACAGCAACCTCGGTAAGGATGCAAAGCCTGAGCGACGGATTGACAACTTCAACTTCCACAGAAATACCCGTGTGTCTCAGATGGCATACGTCAACGATACCGGTCAGAAGATCCAGGATGGTAAGTGGATTATCTATGACCGGGCGCCAATTGCGGACATGTTCAAGAATGTCATCTCTGCATGCAAGCCAAACGGGTACTCGCTCTTCTACAAGATCAAGCTCGAGGACGGTGGCATCCACTGTTACATCACTGCTCCTCGACTGATCAACACGATCACTCTAGCCCAGGAGAATGACAACTTCTCGGACTTCGAGTCAGTGGACTCTATCGTCGATAAGAAGAGCACGATCTATGAGGTCTTTGATACTGGTGACGTAGACCTGGACTGGGTTGCGGATGGAACCACGCATACCCGGGCGCATACGCTTCGTTCAGAGAACCCGATCACTAGACGAGAGGTCTTGTGGGACAATACTCAGGTCCACAAGCCATATTCGGTCAAGGACTGGAAGGCGCTTACGCCGCTTCAGAAGAAGCACATCTCCTCCCTGACCGAGGTGTGGTATCCATTCTGGGTTCTTGATGCCATGTTCCCGAAGTACACTCCGCTGAAGATGATCTCGGGAAAGATTAACAACTTCTCGAACGTCCAGTATCGTGATGGCTTCGATGTGGGCGATATTTTCTACTACGTCCCGTCCGGAAGCAACCCAGTACCTATCGAGTGCCAGCTTACCGAGATGACAGAGTCCTGGTCGGCTGACGGATTCTCCCAGGTTCCTTCCATCTCCATGTCGTCTCGCACCAAGTGGAACGGCGACGGCTTCCGTATCGACTTCACTCGCAATGGACCAGGTGAGGTCATCGTTCCTCGAGAAAGGGATTAGCATATGGCCATTACTAGTGGTTTCTATAACTCCGTGAATGGCGACCGGACATACGATGCTGACCAGTTCGGCTCACTGTTCGACGGCATTATTGCCCCGGGGGTATTCCCAAATGTAGGGGACAAGTTCCGTGTTCGACCTACGAACAACGGGATGTCCGTCTACGTCGGCTCCGGCAAGGCGTGGCTGAACAACCGATGGGTTGAGAATTCTGGCGACGAGACGGTTACTCTGACCGGATCTCACGCAACTCTGGACCGTATCGACCTTGTATGCGTCGAGGTTGACCGATCCAAGGCTATCCGCGGTGCGAAGATCAAGGTTATCCAGGGAACCCCGGCGGTTACGCCTACGGTTCCCTCGGTTGATGACAATGGTGATCGACAGACATTCGCTCTGGCTCAGATCAAGATCATCAAGAACTCTCGACAGATCACGGCCGAGAACATCATCAGCCTAGTGGGTAGTGCTCGTACTCCTTACGTGAGCGGTCCTCTTCAGAACATCAACCTGGACGCACTCCAGGCCAAGCTGCAGGGCGAGTTCAACACCTGGTTTGAGTCGGTTCGAGACGCCCTGGCTAACGCCGGGGGTAACACTTCGACTGATGTCGCCAACCTCAAGGTGAGTGACCGGAACCAGAATGAGCGTCTCCAGGCTGTTGAGGGTCGTATCGCCGGTACCGAGCTCAACATCACCAAGATAAACGAGAAGTTCAGCAACTCGGGCTCTGTCTATGGGATGCTGAATGACTCGAACGTTGGTGTGCACAACTCCATCTACCGAGGCGCCTCTCTTGGTAGCAATGTCAGCCCATATCTCCAGGCGATTCGAAGCGGTTCCTTCTCCGGGCTCTACCTCGGGGACTACTGGACCTACTCAGGTATCACCTGGCGTATCGTGGCGTTCAACTACTTCATCAACATCGGTGAGCCTCCGTTCCGACAGAACCATATTGTGGTCGTCCCAGATGCATCTCTCTTTCGAGACGCATGGTCTACCACGATTCCGGACCAGCGCTCGTATGTGGACTCGACTCTGAACCAGTCCACTATGACGAAGGCCAGCCGCATGGCTGAGTCTCTCTTTAACCGATCTAACATGGTCGGAGTCTGGACTCGAGTGGCTACCGGGTATGACGGGAACGGTTCTGTTAAGGATTGGCGTTGGTACAACCCGCACATCAATATCATGGATGAGGCCATGCTCTGGGGTTCATCCATCTTCGACGACTCACTGTCCCGGGGTATTCACCACAATCAGTTCCCCGCCTTCAGGCTCAACCCCGCCCTTGTTAATATCGAGGAGGAGTACTGGCTTCGTGAGCGAGCCTCGGCTCAGACCGCGGTCTACATGAAGTCCACTGGCCAGTTCTCCCACGCCCCGCTGAACTACTCCTTCGGGGTTCGTCCCTATCTAGCGATCGGTTAACATGCAGCACTTCGGATTCAACCCACTGCTTGATATCGTTCTTGCGATATTCTTGTCAGTACTGGGATCTTCCGGGATGTGGGCTTGGATCATGAAGCGCAGTGAGCGGAAGTCCGCCACGTCAAGGCTTCTGCTCGGAATGGCCCATGACCGGATTGTATATGTCGGGAAGACTTATCTTCATCGAGGATTTCTCACCCTCGACGAGTATGAGGACTTCATGAAGTATCTCGTAGAGCCCTATTCCGAGTTCGGGGGGAATGGGCTTGCTGAGAAGATAGTGAATGAGGTCAAGAATCTTCCCGTAGTCCCCACCCCTAGACCCCCGGCAAAGAGGAAAACCAATGGCTAAGCACCTTCAGGAGAGCAAGTTGAACAACAAGTCCTATGACGTCCTCAAGTGGGTTGCGCTGGTCGCCCTTCCGGCTACCTCTGCACTCTACCTCACTCTGGCGGCTCTGTGGCACCTTCCTAACCCGACTGAGGTTGCAGGTACTATCGCTGCGATCGACACCTTCCTGGGTGTGCTTCTCGGTGTGAGCTCCACCAAGTACCAGGGTACCCAGCCCTCCGGAGCACTCCACGTGTCCGAGGATCAGGGAATCCACGCCACCTTTGACCAGGGCGTCGCTGAGATGCTCCGGAATGGGAAGGTGACGCTGGACGTCAAGCAGGTCTAAGCGAGAAAAACCTGCGGTATAATGAACCCCTAGAAAGGAGCCCATCCATGAAGAACCCTGACCCTATTCAGCAGACAATTGAAGCTGCTCTGAAGGAGGCCGAGCTTCACGATCCCTCTAGTGAGGACTACACTACAATTGCTCGAAATGTCGAGACTCTTGCAAAAGCCAAAGCCCTTGGCGAGAGCAAGAAGCTCAGCAAAGACGCGATTCTTGGTGCAGTCACCTCCATGGCAGGAATCGTAGCCGTCCTCCAGTACGAGCGACTTGCAGTCGTCAGCTCGAAGGCGTTCGGTTTGATCATGAAGGTTAAACCCTTCTGAGATTCGTCAGGCCCCCTGTGCTATACGCATGGGGGGCTTGGCTTATCTTTTTTTTCGCGTAGAAAACGGGCTCTATATTGAAACCCGTCATAGAAAGGACACTCTCATGAACCTCTCTCCCGCCGCCGCACAGGCCGCCCTCGACTACGCCGAGGAGCTTGCTGCTACTGGACTGAGCTCTGAGCAGTACGACCACTACTACCTCTGACACAGTTCTAGATCCCGCCATGGGATCTAGGCTTATCTTTTTTTGCCCGCGAGAGAATCCAAGCGTATATTGAAGACCCTACTCTGAAAGGAACTCCCATGCTCTACATCATCCTAAGTGCTATCACCCTTGCTAGCGTTGTGTACGGCGTGTACTACCGACTCGAGAATCGTCGCCTTGCAAAGCAACTCAAGTACGTTACTATGCTCGGCACGTCCCTCGAGGAGATGTACTCCGCATACTACTACGCAGCGAAGGAGCACATGGACCCCGTTGAGTTTGAGAAACTTTACGAGAAGCTGTGCTCTCACTGATATTTCTATACCCCTACATGGGGTATAGGCTTTCGCGAGAAAAACGGATGGTATATTGAAGACCCTTAGAAAGGAACCACAATGACCACCTTCCTCGCTCTTGTCATCGCCCCCTTCGTCGTCATCGGCACCCTGCTGATTGTCGCCGAGATGGTTGGCAAGAAGAAGACCTGGAACTTCTGATCCTACCACCTTCCAGCCAAAGATCCCGCCATGGGATCTAGGCTTATCTTTTTTTTTTCGCAAATATAACTTGTCCTATATTGAAGACCCTACTCTGAAAGGACACACTCATGAATGCCGCTATCATCGCTATCGTTATCCTGTCGATTCTCCTTGCTGCAGCTGTGTGCACGACCCTTCTATTTCTCTACCTCGCTTATGAAATGACCAATGAGCGAGACGAGTACAAGAAGAAGTACTACGCACAGCTCGGTAAGAACATCGAGTCAGATGCCGAGAAGATTGTAGACGACCTCCTGGCCGTGTACCGAGACGCTAAGAAGTGACTCAACTCTATACCCCTACATGGGGTATAGGCTTTCCGCGAGGGAATCTGGTTCTATATTGAAGGCCCTTAGAAAGGAACCACAATGACCTACATTGCCCTTGCCCTGACCACTATCATGGCTATCTGGTTCGCCATTGCTCACGAAGAGCAGAAGCTTAAGACCGAAAAGTATCACCGGCTTTCGCTTCGACTCAAGAAAGAGAATGACGCCCTGAAAGACACTGATACCCTGGAAGAGTTCGAGCGACTTGCTCTGAAGCGCTTCCGCAAGTGACTTCACCCTATATCCCTAACCTGGGATATAGGCTTTCCGCGATAGAATCCTTGAGTATATTGAAGACCCTACTCTGAAAGGAACCCCTATCATGACCTGGACTGCTTACGCATTCATCGTCCTCTCCCTCATCCTCGCTATGCTGCTTGGCTACTCCTGGGAGGAATCTAGTGTCGCCCACCGCGACAACAAGATCCTCAAGGAGGAGATCAAGAAGCTCAAGGACAAGTCTGAGAGTGACGAGCGCGTTATCTACAGCCTCAAGGACCTGAAGGAACAGTACCTCCTCCGGATCTCCCACCTTGAGCACAAGCTCAACAAGTAACCGTTCTATACCCCTACATGGGGTATAGGCTTTCCGCGAGAAAAACCATGCCTTATATGAGACCCCTCTATTTGAAAGGACACTCCCATGACTGAGACCACCGACACCTCCGTTGAGACCAACGAGAAGATCGTCGAGTTCAAGTTCAACAAGGACGCTCTCATCGCCGCTACTAAGCGCAACTCCAAGAAGTTGATTGCTGGCGCCGCTGTATTCGCAGCCGGTACCGCTCTCACCCTCATGGCGTTCCGCTCGGTTCCGGACGTTGATGAGCCCGAAGAGCTTGAGCACGACGACCTCGATGAGATCGACGAGATCGAAGCCTCTGAATAGACCGACTGAGGCCTCGCCCTATATCCCGACCTGGGATATAGGCTTTTCTAAGGAGCACATATGAAGTACCTACTTGACGCTATATTCCTCGCCGTCTCCGCTTGTCTATGCTGGGTTGTGTGGGATGCTACAGCTGGCAATATTCTTTCCCAGCGAGTATTTCCTACCGCCGCTCTTGCTGGAGTTTTAATTCTGGTGGATATCTATCTACACACCATCGTTGACGACTAACCCGCGAGAAAAACCGGTCCTATATTGAAACCCCTCCGTTTGAAAGGACCACTCATGACTCGCATCATCGTTTCCGTCATCAAGAGCGCTGTTTTCATCCTCGGAATTGTTCTCGCCTCCTGCTTTATTGGCAGGGGTGCGAACAGCCGGATGAAGCACGTTGTTGGTGTTCAGCAGCGTTTCATCGCGCGCCGTGATCGTAAGATCAACCGCTGGTAATTCAGCACTATACCCCGACTTGGGGTATAGGCTTTCCTCGAGAAAGGAGCACACATGTTCGAGGAACCACCGATCTACTACATCCTCATCAGTCTCATCTTCCTTATCGTCTTCGGTGCAATCAGCTTCGCAACCTGGCTTGTGTGGCTGACGAACGTCGCATTATTCGTCAAGCTGGTCATCACCGCAATCGGAGCTCTGTTTGCGGCAATGACTGTCATTCTCTACACGATCTCGGCGGAGTGATATGTTAGTCGTACTTCTCGGTCCAAGTTGTTCAGGCAAGTCTACATTCCAGAAGGAGCTGGTTGAGAATGAGGGATACCATGCAGTCCGCACTGCAACCACCCGACCTAAGCGTATGGGAGAGGACCCTTCTTCCTACTACTTCCTCAAGGATAGTGCCTTTGCAGAGTGGGAGCGACGAGGAGATCTTATCTGTAGTGAGGTCTTCCGAAACTGGCGCTACGGGGTACCACGTGACGAGATTACCAGGAGGGGAGACCGCCCTAATCGAGTCGTCATCCTCACACCCGGAGGTGTCATGGAGCTCCTATCACGACATGCGGAAGTCATCACCGCCGATGCGCTGTCCATCCTATACCTCGGAGTGGATGGGGCTACGGGGGAATCTCGCGCTTGTAAGCGAGGTGACTCCAGACGAGAGTACCTCCGGAGAATGGCCGCAGATTCCATCGATTTCCGACACTATCCTAAAGAGACTGGTGCTTGGGAATTCACCCCAGATTTCATCCTGGATTGCGTCAACAATCCGCAGAATTACAAACTCACTCCTCGACTCAGGAAAGTAGAAAGGAAGCACAAGTGAGCATCATCTGGTACACACTCTATATTCTCGGAGCTATCTCTATCGTCCTGCTCTGGGTCCAGCTTATGGCCTTGATCGGAACCGCGTGTAAGGTTATCCGAGACAAGGAGTGGGCTCAGATCAAGGTCGTCGAGGGACCTCCCGGTCCTAAGGGTGATCGAGGTGAGCGTGGTCCTGAAGGCCCCATGGGGATGCCTGGATCCACGGGTAGCTTCGTGTTCAATGATCACGCCAAGGAAACGGTCAAGGCTGTCATGCGAGAACAAGGGATTCTCTCTCGTAAGGACATCGAGGCCCTTATTCGTATGGAGGTGGCCGCACACCTCACCAAGTTCAGCGAGACCGCTAAGAAGGAGGACAAGTGATCAATGCGAACGGTGTTACGCAATTCTTCAAGACAAACGCTCCGGCTATTCTCACGGCCTCGGCATGCGTCGGGACCGTTGCTACGGCCATACTCACAGCGAAGTCTACTACGCTCGCAGTTGAGAAGATCGCAGACTACTGTGAAGCCAATCTTCGCTCACCCGAGGACCTCTCGTGGAAGGAGAAGTTCGCAGTATCATATCGAGTATATATTCCCCCGGCCATCGCAGGCGTATGCACTCTGGTATCGATCATCGCGGCGAATCGTATTCAGTACTCTCGTGGAGCGGCGTTCGCACTGGCTTACACAGGTTCGGAAGCGGCGTTTAAGCGATATCGAGAAGCGGTGGCGGATGTGGTTAAGCCGAAGGACCTGGAGAAGGTTAAGGCCCGCGTTGCAGAGAAATCGGTTCAAGCAGCTGGTGAACCACATCCCGGAACTATTCTTGTGGCCGGGGGAGGGGACGTTCTCTGCTATGACATATTCTCGGGGCGGTATTTCAAGTCCAACATCGAGTCAATCCGCCGAGTCGAGAACAACATTAATGGGCAGCTCAACCTTGAGTGCTACGCTTCCCTCAACGAGTTCTACAACGGACTTGGACTTCCACCCATTGCAGCCGGTGAACTGGTTGGATGGTCAGAGCCGAACTCCCTCTCCGTCGAGTTTGGTTCTCAGCTCACCGAGAAGGGTGAGCCAGTACTTACGGTCGACTTTCTAGTCGCCCCAAAGGAAAACTACTTCAAGATCAATTGAAAGGAAATCACACATATGTTCTCTCACATCATTCGCGTCCGCGGTATCTTCGACGACGAGCCCACCACCAAGAAGCTCTACTTCCACATGTCTCGCCGTGAGATGTTTGACTTCATCAAGCGGTATGACAATGTGACCAACTTCGAGAAGTGGCTCCAGGCCGCTATCGACAACGAGGACCTGTACACCATGATGAAGTTCTTCGACGACCTCATCGGTACCTCATATGGTGAGCGTCAGGGCGAGCGCTTCGTCAAGTCCGAGCAGATCAAGGAGTCCTTCCTCAACTCGCCGGAGTACGAGGAGCTCTTCGACCAGCTCATGGACAACCCGTCTCTTGTCCGTGAGTTCTACAACGGTATCCTGCCCGAGAAGATTATGAAGCAGGTTCAGCAGGATCCGAAGTACAAGGAGCTCGACGACAAGCTGAAGGAGACGGAGCTCAAGCACCTCTGATCCATATTTGGGGGCCCTGGAGAAATCTGGGGCCCCCCACCTCCTTGAAAGGGGCCACCTTGGCTAACGCACCAATCCGTCCGAACCTCCCGTCCAACAGCAAGCTCCCCGAGCGCAAGAAGGTTGAGCAGGTCACCACTGCCACCGTCACCAAGAAGAAGTCTAGCTTCGGGACGAAGGCTGTCTCGGCTTTCGTCGGAGAGGATATCCACAATGTCGGCGAGTATCTACTTTACGATGTTACGATCCCTGCTATCAAGAACACACTCTCGGATCTGGTCAGCCAGGGCATCGAACGCCTCCTCTTCGGAGAGTCTTCTCCTCGAGCTCGCAGCTCGTCCGGGGGGTCCCGTGTCTCATACGGATCATATTCTCGACCAGGCTCAGCACCAGGCAATCGCCGAGACGCTTCTCCTCGTTCACGTCGATACCATGATTTCTCAGAAATCGAGCTCGAGTCCAGAGATGAAGCTTATCTCGTTATCGACCGACTTGGCGACATCATCGAGGAGTACGGTCTTGCCACCGTCGCCGACCTCTACGATCTCTGCGGTATCACTACCGAATACACTGACGAGAACTGGGGCTGGACTTCGGCCCGGTACATGTCGGTGATCCGTAGCCGTCGTGGCTACATGCTTCAGCTCCCGAAACCCGACCACATCAATGCACGATGAATCCTCAGCAAGTACGGCTTGAGCTTATCGCCGCCTACCCATTCTCAGACAAGTGGCGTCGCCGTGTTGAACGCATGGAAGACGACCAGGCAATCGCCATCTATCTTCGACTCAAGAAAGCAGGACGCATCAAATGAATCTCGGAATTGTCACCCGTCTCGCTGGACGCGCTGGACTGGTTCTCAGCAAGCACGCCCCCACCATTCTGACTGCAGCCGGTACTGTCGGCTTCATCGGGACCACTGTTCTCGCCTCCAAGGCAACACTCAAGGTTGAGGAGACCCTCGCCGAGGAGACCGCCCTTCTTGTCAAGGTCCACGAGGCCCACGAGGACGGCAAGCTCACCGACAAGGACGCCACTCGGGACAAGGTGATCCTCTATACCCGAATGACCACCAAGCTGGCGAAGCTTTATGCCCCCGCCCTGATTCTTGGGGCAGCCTCTATTGCTTCTCTGATCACCGGCCACGGCATCATGCTGAAGCGCAACGCCTCTCTCGCCGCAGCGTACGCCGCTGTGGACCAGGCCTTCAAGACCTACAAGAAGAAGGTCGAGTCCAAGTTCGGTAAGGACGCGGTGCTGGACGCTATCGTGTCTGTCGCTGACGAGGACCTCACCAAGGATGAGATGACTCTCGAGGCGATCTCTGCTGTCGACAGTGTCTCGCCCTATGGCGTTATCTTCGACGACGAGAACGTGAACTGGTCCGCTGACGAGGACCTGTCCATGCTGCACCTCAAGTGCCAGCAGCAGTACGCGAACGATATTCTTCAGACTCGTGGACACATCTTCCTCAATGAAGTGTACAAGATGCTCGGGTTCCCTCACACTCCCGCTGGTGCTGTGACCGGCTGGATCAAGGGTAACGGCGACGACTTCGTCGACTTCAACATCTTCGAGGGCACCTTCGAGGGCGAGGACAAGAACGGCCGTACCGTTACCAAGTGGGCGCTGGACTTCAACGTCGACGGTGTGATGTACGACAAGATCTGAGGTGACCATGCTTGACAAGATCGCATATTTCGCAGCCGGGGCTGTCACAGGCGGCCTTGGCGTATATTTCGTTCTTGCTCGCAAGTTCGAGCAGGACTTCCATGAAGCCACAATCGAGATCAACAAGGAGCTTGCAGAAATTGCTGAAGCGAAGCACAAAGAGCGAGTGGGAGATGGCGCTGATTCAGAGGATCGCGAACCCGATCCTGAGCCGGTGGTACCGAGCGCTGCTGTGGACTACTCTCCGACTCCTGTGGAAGATTCCGACCAGGAGGAAGTGACCAAGCGCACTGTCAACCGTCAGCAGTTCGAGGCTCAGCGTATTACCGAAGAGGAGTACAGGGCCAAGGGACACCAGGAGCATGTCGAGCTGACATATTATCTCGAGGATGATGTGTTTGCTGACAACCGTGGTGTCCCTCTTGCGAACACCGAGTGGTTCGACAACATCATCTCAGAGGTGTCTGCCTCTGACTCCATCATCTACGTCCGAAGCATGAGCCGCCACGCGGACTTCGAGATCACCATTCTCGACGAATCCTATGAGCACTCGGTTCTCGGAGTACAGCCGTATGAGGACGAGTAATGATCGAGGCAGCACCGGATAACTCATATTTCGAGTGGCTTGTGGATCGAACCGGGGATACTCGCAAGGCTGAGTGTCCCGAGGAGTCCTTCATGAGCCTGCT